GATGCTTGTTGTGATGTAATACCAATTAACTCTTCAAAGAAATCTGCATCATCACCAAGTAATTGTTTTAATACTGGTTTATGTCTAACATACCAATCTTTACCACTTTCAGCTACTTTAGCACCAGCAATTAAATCTTCTTTAGACATTGCTAAAGATAATGGAGACTTAGGTGTTTTGTATGGATTGTCTGGTACCTCAAACTCATATTTAAATGTACCATCTTCAATTTGTTTAGCTAAAGGACCATCTGGGTTCATAGCTGCACCAGCAGAGAAATTCATTTTACTATTTATTTCTTGAATTGCTTTATCATTACCTTTAAATAATTTTTTCATTCCTTTCATTGCCATTTGGAATAAAGGAACCAAACTTTCACCAACTGGTCCTAATGGAGCATCGGCTATAATAGATTTAAATTTTTCTTCAAAGACTTGATCTGCATTGTAACCACCTTCTACATTGGCTGGAGTAGCAAGATAATTAAATACTTCTTTAGCAATACTATCTGCTTTGGTTGTATCAACACCTAATAATTGAGAAATAAATCCTACAAAGTTTGGATCTCCAGGTACCTGGGCTGTAGCTACAGTTGCACTTTCTGCTGCAAGAGCTTTAGATATAAAAGGCCAAACACCTTTTGCTTTTATTAATCCATTAAATAATTTGTAGTATCCAACTCCTGGAGTTAAGAATTGTGTAATACCTTCTGCAAATCCACCGGCTAATGTTTCAGTTTCACCAATTCTAGGATAAACTTCTTTAGCAAAAAAATCTCCAATATCTTTAACAATGCCATCACCTTCTGGATCTAGCATCTTCATACTCTCTGGTCCTAATACAAATTTCTCAGCACCAGCAGCAAGTAAACTTAAAATACCTTCACCTAACTTAGCAACACCTCTTTGAGCTCCTACTTTAATATCTCCACCATAGTATCCAACATTTTCAAAGAAAGTTCTTTTTGCATTCTGTTCTAATTTATAACCATCTGGACCTAGTATATAATCACTATTACTAGTTTGATAATCTTTATAGTTTAGAAACATATCATCAATTGAGGATTGAGTAAAAATTTTATTAGATCGTATATTATTTTCTTGAGTAATATTGTTATTTAGTTGATTACCAACTATATTATCTTCTTGAGTAATATTGTTATTTAGTTGATTACCAACTATATTATTTTCTTGAGTAATATCGTTTTCTAAATTAATCATATAATTTTCTTAATGCGTTAAGCTCCTCTATTAATTTATCTATTTGTGTATTAGTAATTCCCATTGGTCTTTTAAATTCATCCGTAAAGAAACCACCTTCAGATGTTTGCATTGTTTCTTGATCTACTTTATACTTCTGCCCTGGTTTTAATTCTTTTAATTCTTCTAGTTCTGTAATTAAAGCATCAATTCCACCAGGAGTATTAATAAAAGTATCGCCTATGTTTTTATAATCTGGGCTATAAAAATTTTTAAAGTAATTAGTCCAAGCTCTACTTCTTAATCCAAATTCACCTTTTTCATTTGTAATAGTATTTTTAATATTTTTAATTTCGTTCTTAATGTCTCTTTCAGTATTAACTTCACCAGTTAATCTCTTAGCCTCATCCATAATTTGGTTAGGAGTAGCTGTAGGATTAACTCTCATATAATCCATTAGTTCATTTGATTTATTTCTATATTGTTCAAAAGCAAGTTTAGTATCTCTATCTAATGTAATCATTCCAGCCTCTGGAAAACCAAAAGCATTTCTCATATATTTTTCTGCTGATCTATAACTTTCACTTTTCTTAGTTAATAATTTTTCTTTTAAATTTCTTTTTTGATCAAGATTAATTTGGTTATTATCATATGCACTATCAACATCAGATAAAGATAATGTTCCACTAAATAACATATCATCAAGACTAGATAAAACTTTTGGATCTAAGAAATCACCATCATCTTTATCTTGTTTAATATCTGTTAATAATTTTTTATATAATTTATCATCTACACCTTTTGCCTCATCAACTAAAGCATTAGCAGTTGTAAAGTCTCTATTTCTTACAGCTTGTAAATATTTAATTTCAATCTCATCTGTTTTAGTTTTAACATCAATACCAAATGCTTTTTCATCATCTTCAAAAGATTTAATACGATTGTTTTTCCATTCTCTAACTGTAGTTCTAAAATCTGCTTGTTCCTTTTCATCTAAAGAATTATAAAGAGCCTGGAGTTTTTGATTGTTTTCAAAATTACCATTAGAAACTTCTTTCCATATTTTAGTAGCTTTAGTAGCACTTAATAAATTTTCTGGTTTATCTACAAACTCACCAAATATAATATTCTTTTTGTGTTGAATAACTTTAGCATCCCACTTTGCCTCCCACTTAACAAAGTCCTCTTTCTTCATTCCCTTAGATAAAAGTTGTAATCTGTATTTATTTTTTAATGCTTTTAAATGATCATCAATACCTATTTGTGTTGGTTGATTATCTTGACCAATAATAGTTATAATATGTCCTTTAGACATTTCATCTGGAATAGTATCAACAAGTTCATCACCATAGATAATAGTTGTACTGTCAGTTAAATTTTTATAATCTTTTACAATTTTATCTGAGTAAGAAGAGTATTGACCACTAGCTTTAGTTGCTAGATCAGCTTTAACTGTAATAGCTGCTGTTGGATCCACATCAAGTACAGCATCACTATAACCTTGAACAATAGCATTTAATTTATTTTCATATTCATCTAAAGGCATATTTTTTGTATTTGCCTCGATCTTCAATGCCATAAAATCTTTTTGAGCTCTAATAGACATATCAGTAGCTAAGAATGTTAATTGAGTAGCTCTTACAGTTTGTCCATAACTTGTATATTTATCTTTACCAACTAATGCCTCTCTCTCTGCTGGAGACGCATTAATGTAATCATCAACACTTATTGGATTAGATGCTGCATAAGTTTTAGCCTCATTTATTTGTACCTTCTCTTCTTCTTTAGTAGCAAATCTAACAATACTATCTAATTTACTTTCCATTCCACTAGCAGCTTGAGCTGCTTCTTGAAACTGAGCAAAGGATACACTTGGTATTCCTACCGGTCTAACTAATCCACCTTGATATATTTTTCTCTCTGCCATTATGCTGTCTTAAATGCTCCCGTTTGTCCTAGTGTTGCCATATCAGTACCAAAGCCAGTTATAGCTTTTAGTATTCCACCTTGTTTAGCAAACTTACCAGCTTGTTTTAAATTATTATATTCTACAATTCCTAAGTTCTGCATAATCTCTTGATTGATTGCAGCAACACTATAATCTTCAATACCATTTCTTAATGAGACTTGTTGAGCAACAAGAATAGATCCTTCATCAACTAACATACCACCAGCAGCACCTTTAGCTATAATTGCTGATAGAGCTTTATTAGTTTCCTCTAATGCTTTTACTCCAGCCTCTTTGCTTTCAATTCTTTTATCTTTGTATTGTAAAAGTTTTATATCAGCTTGAGCATCGTAGTATGCTTTCTTAGCCATACCTTCATAATATGCTGCGTATGCTTTACCAGCCGATGCAGCTACAGCGATTGCTACCCAAGGAAATGCCATACTATTGTCCTACACTCACTTTAAATTCAATTCCCAATAATGTAAAAAATAAAGGTTCAGATTGGGAAAATGTCATCTGTCCTTTTTTATCATAACCTAACATTGGTTTTCTTCTTTTTAATCCAGTATAAAATTCACCAGCAGTAAAAATAAAATCGTTTCCATTCAATGTTAAATTTTGTGTCAAGTACATATTTGCTGTTGCCTCTACAATTCTTTTTCTTTGTGCTATTATATTACCACTACTTAATTTTAATTCTACCGGTAAAGTTTTAACTTCTGGTATATAATCTAATCCTATTTCTATATAGGCTGTTGGAACACTATCTATAATGATTTGCCCAGATGATACAACTTTTTCATTTTGCATAACATCGTCAACAATTACTTTAACTGTTTTACCTTCTAAATGATTTAATCCAGTTACAGTTGTAGTCCCAGGTAAACTTGCACCAATTAATAAAACATTACTGTCTGTTGTATTATCATCATTAAATGCCTCTATATAATAAACAGTTGATCCATTAATAGTTCTTTTAACTACAAAATAAATTGTATCTACATCAACAGCTACTTTTTCAAAAGTACCATCTACAGTACACAATGATGGAGCAATAACATTTTGACCTCTTAAAATAGAATAAGTAGCCAGGGATCCATCTTGCCCATTCACAATTAATAGTAAGTCTCCATCGTCTGTTGAGGTTGCTTTTCGAAGGGCCATATCGGATGGAGACTTGAGCAAGTGAGAAGATAAAAGTGAAATGTTGTTTGAGATGTACGATAGTTCTACATCTGAAAATAAAAATTCTCTTAATGCTTTTCCAGCTCTTTGAATAAATAAAGTTCCACTCTCAGCACCAACTGGTTTAATTCCTTCTTTAGCTCCTCTTCTTGTTGCTGTACTAACAACAATATTGTTTGGAGTAATAGGATCTAGTGATGCCTGAGAAATAAAAAATTCACCACCTTTAGTAAAGATCTGTAAATCTCTACCAGCAAATAATCCAGTAATAGCATTAACACTATCAGTTGCTAATGTAGCAATAATAGCATCATCATCTAAAGTTTCTCCTGGATTGAAATCAAAAAATCTTGCAACTCTAGATGCAAAAATTGTATTAGGTCTAGACTTAGATCCACCAAAATATAATCTGCCCTGGTGGAAAGTTACAGTTCGTGGCCATCCTTTTGATTCAGACCAAGTATCTTCATAACCTCTTTCAATAAACCAAGATCCAGCAGAAATAGCATCTGTATTAAAAAATGGAATTTCAACAATAGCATCTACTTCACTTGATGAAACATAATTAACAATTCTTGCTCTGCCTATTCCATCATTAGCCTCAATATATTGACCAACATCACTAGCACTAAAAGTTCCTCCAGATGTAGTGATTGTTATATTACCATCCACTTCTGAAGGTGTTAAATTGTGAGATCCACTTGTTGTAGAGAGAGTAAAAGCATATTGAGGAATGTATTCAAATGTAATATCTGAAATAGTCCAAGTACTATCACTAGCACCTCTAGTTATTTGTTTTGGTTGCATATCTTCATGGACAACAATTAAGGTATCAGCAGATTGAGCATAATCCATAAAGGTAATGTATGAGCTGCTGATTGTTGTAGTTAAATAATCATTACCAGATGCATTAATGTTTGTTACTAAAACTTTATTTTTATAAATGTACATTCTGTTATTTACAAATAACAACATATAACTTTGTGAAGTTGAAAATTCAAATGGAACCAATCTACATCCATTTTGTGGATTAGCAGCAGATGGAATTGTATCTACATATTCTAATCCTGGTCTACGAACCACTCCACCTTGAGGTTGGATTAAAACATTACGAGCTTTATCAAGACCATTGTAATATTGATTAATATCAATTCTTGAAGTTAAAAGAGGATCAATTTCCCCGGTGGTAAAATTTGTTTGAAGTGTAACAGATCTGCTCATTAATTTCTAACATCTGTTAACGGAAAATCCACTATTGAATAATTTGGTTTTCCTCTTCCATCTACATTTGTTGCTTGTCGAAAATACCCACCCCTACCATTTTCGCTTTCTAGTCCCACAGCTACTTTTCTCCAATAATCAGATTTTGTAATTTGATCTGTTACTGGTTCAGCAAGATGCCAAGCCATCATATAAACGAGTAGCTGTACGAAATATGAAGGCATTAATCCTTCTGAAATTCCAGAAGTAATATAATCAATATAAATATTTTCTTCATTAGTAGCTATAGTTGGACCAGATCCAGTATATAAAATTTCGTAATTTTGAATTGGTAATATTCTTGTAGAGCTTGAATTATAAACTTGTAAAGGTGTACCCGATACAGCAGTAGATGGTAAATCATACTGGTATGCCCATTCATTTATAGGTGTCGTTGAAGATCTTGCTAATTGTACTTTAGTTAATGCAAAAGACCATGGATACATAGACAATGCTTGTCTCTTAACTGTATCATAAATATTATTACAAACAGTAGACGCATCATTAGATGCATCATTAAATGATGAAATAGTATCTGCTCCCAAAAGATTTAATGCTTGGTTGCAAATTTTTACACTTGTATCTCCACTTGCCATTTAATTCCTCTAATTAATGAAGAGGCCCCGAAGGGCCTCCCCAATATTATTATTAGTCTGCGTCTGCGACTGACAATGCAGTACCATCAGATACATCGACTACAGATCCAGTATTCGATAATACTGTCACTAAAGAAGATGTTGGTACAGAGCTATCCCACACATGGATAAGATCACCAGCTTTAACAATTCCAGCTACTTCATTGAAGTAACCTGTTGTGTTAATGTCAGCTAATGTGTCTGATCCAGGAGCTGTATAACTCCACATCTGAGGAGCATTCCCAGCTTTAGACTGTCCACCTATTGGTTGGAAGTTTGTTTTATCAAAAGCCATATTGTTATCCTCCTCTATTAACTTTCATCACAAGTTATTTTTACGATACCTTCGTTATCAATCGCTACGGCACCAGCACTAAACATAGAATTAACTAAGAACGAAGTTTTCTCCGGAACATAGTTGATCTCTGTTTTTTGTGCCATGTTTACAGCCATACCTATTGCTGATCTATGGAACGCAAAAACACTTCTGTCATTTGTTGATAATGGTAGACCACCTTCGTCTCTATCTCCAAGTACATGGAATTTGAAACCTAAGAAGGTATTGATCTCTCCAGAAACTAGAGCTTTAACAGCAGCATAATCTCCAGAAATTGCTCTCTCATCACCTAATAAACCAGAAAGGTTATTAGCATGAACAATGATATGTCGGTCATCAAAACCAACATTCTTTGCGTCAAGAGCTTTCTTAGCAGCAATTAGCTTTCCAACATTTAAGTTAGATGCAGTTGCTGATCCAGAAGTTACGACTGTTTTAGCCACAGTTGAAGGAGAAGATGCACCATTTAATCCATCAATGATTAGTTGGTCCATTCTTCTACCGATTGCTTTAGATACTACTTGTACCAATTCTTGTCTTTCATCAAAGTTTACTTTTGCTTGATGAAAAATATCAGAATACTCAGCAGCATTGTAGTCTTGCATTGTTGCTGTTACTTGTGAATAAGTAACATTCAATGGAGTTACATCTGTCTGAGGGATACGAGCAGTAGCACTACCTTTTCCCAATTTAGGGAATTTGTAAGTGTTGCCTTGCACACCTTGTCTTAGCCTTACAGCACCTAGAAGAGTACTCTCTCCTTGATATGCTTGTTTTACCTCGGCATCGAAAAGTGTAACAAAAGCATTTGTTATTGATTGTGCCATTTGTTTTTCTCCTTTGTTAACACATTTTTATTTTAACTTGCAGTTGTCGGGGTAAAGCCCGGCTGACAAAAATGGTGTAGTTGCCCACCAGCCAGAAGGGCATTTTGAAATTTTGGTTATCTTCGTCTATTAAGATAAACGAATTTTATAAATATATCAAGTATCTAAATTTTAAAGAATACTATTATCTACTTTACCTGGAAAATCTCTAGCAAACTGTTCTTCTACTTTTCTACGGAAAGTTGGATCTGTTTTATATTTAGGATCTGCTACCATTTCATAAAGTTCTTGTTGACTTACAGCTCCATCTACATCGATTGGTGCAGTAGGAATTGTTTGTTCACCATAATATTTTCTTATTTTATTTAAAGCATTGATACCATTAGCTGTTGCAGCAAACACTTTAAACTCTTCGAAGTCTTGATAAGACCATACACCTTTAGCTACTAAACCTTGTCCCCAAGTTTTAATACCATTAATGATTATCTCTGCATTAGGTCCTAATGCCTTTTGTTCTTCTTCTAAGTTTATAGATTGTTCTTGTTCAGTTTGAGTTGCAATCTCTCTAAAATCTTTGACCAATTTATCAAATGCAGCTTGAGTAGGTTTGTTCTCTTGAGCCCAATTTAAAAATTTTTCTTTAAGTGGATCATCATCAGACACTCCTTCTAAAACAGACATATCATATTCTTTAGGTGCTTTATGTTTTCCCATAGAGAATTGTTTTTGCAATTCTTTATAAGAATGACTTAACTCCTCTGTCTTAACTCCTTTGTCTGGATCCCAAAATTTATCTTCAATATATTCTGGTTTTTCTAAAACTACTTTTTGTTGTTCAGCTTTGGCTTGTTCAACAGTTTGATTATTCTCATCTTCTAAATGAGGAATAACTGTTTCCTCTGGATTAGGTGCTTGTTGTTCTTGTGCAGAAGAATTAGCTATTAATCCTTCACCTTGGTTTTGTTCCATATTTTCGTTGCTCATTGTTTGGCCCTCTCTATTCTAATTTGGATTTCTCTGATGATACTGTTTTGCCCTTCTCTAGCATAACCATAACTATTATCACCACCAGGTATCCATGTTGGTTGTTTAAGTGTTTTGTTTATTAGAAACTCTAAAACTTTTTTTCCTTCTTCAGTTTCAAAAGTTCTAGCGAATGATTTGTTGGTTTCTAATTCTGTATCTTTCGGTGTACTTTTAGATTTAACATCTAAAAATTCTATTCCTTCCCATCCTTGTTTCATGATCTAAGTTGTTCTTCTACAGCCTCTACTGGTTCTTGTTGCTCTGGCATTTGCCCTGGAGCTTGAGGTGCTCCTCCCATAATTTGCATAGACTGAGCTTTTAGCATTTCCATAGTTTGTTGTTGGATCTGTTGTTTTTCTTCTGGTGAAGTTCTAAGTTCAGAAGGTATACCAAGTTTATCTCCAACATATGCTGCAATAGCATCTGGTTTAACTTCAGCAACACCACCTGGTCCAAGAGCATTTGCAATTTGAAAGAATTGCATAACTTCATTTACTTCATCTAAGTTTTGTGCTTTTGCTAATGGGCTCACCGGAGTAACTTTAACCTGGAGCCCATTAACCTTCAAAGGGAGCTGGATCATTCCTTTTTGATCCATAATGAAGAGGGTTCTACGAATGATCGGAACCATAGTCTCAGTTATAAGTCTACCAAATGCAGCACCCATATTCTGAGCAAGTTCTTTCATTCTTTCTACAATTTCTGTAGCTGATCTTGCAGACATATTATCTGGTGGTAATGTATCATCTAATAAAGTTTTTTTAATATTCATTCTTAAATCATTAATAACAATTTGAGAAACATTGAAATCTCCAGATCTAGGTAATGGAGCTAGTGATGCACCTTGTGGTCCACCATTTCTAGCAACTGGAATAATAGATCCAGGTTGAATACGAATGTTAGAAGGATTAATTACTCCATCATCTGCTGCTGTATAAACACCAGCACAAGCAATACTAGCATTCTTTAAAAGCAATTCTAAAGTTTTATTTAAAGTTTTAATGTCTGGCAATGCTGAAACTAATGGGCCTCTTCCAAAAACTTCTCCAGGGATTTTCATATATCTACTTACAATCCATGGACTTTGTTCTATTTTTCTAAATACTAATTCCTCTTTAGATTTTTCATGAATGATATGATAACAATAATCACCTCTATCTAAATCATAAATAACAGCCTCAATAAGTTCTATCATATCTTGAGGTTTATCATTAATTTGTCTTTGTAATGTTTCTGGAATTTTAGCATCTAGAAATTCTCTTGAAATAGTTTCTGCTCTTAATTTATATTTACGATAAACATTATCTACAGTTCCATTTGGTCCTTCTTCTAATGCAATTAAGTATTGAGGAACCGGAGTAAATTTAATTGGATTTAAATCATCACCTTGTTGAATTAACATTGCAGCAGTACCTACAGAAAGATCTAATAAAAATTCTCCAATAGCTAAATCAAAGTTTGACTGTCTAAGGACACTAAACATTTTATCTAAATAAAGATCTAAAGCAGATTGTACTTCAGCTCTTCTTTCTCTTGGTATTTCGTTTCCTGGTTCTAGTCTGCACCATTTTTTGTAAGGAGGAAATAATCCAGATTGTATTCTATTAGCAAATCTTTGGACAGAATGAATAGCTGTACTATCAAAGATCATATTCATTTTATTTTGTCCAGGCACATTACCTTCGTAATAACCTTCATATAAATTTCTTTGAGGTAACGCATAACGATAACAATCCTCATAGATTGTTCTCCATAATTCTTTTTTACCAAATGCTTTATTAGATCTATCTAAAACTTGTTCTGGTTTTAAATGCATTATGCAGTTCCTTTATTGTTTGCAGCAAACTTAGCTGCTGCCTCTTTAGATCCAAAGCCCCATGCTTTAAGAGCTAATTTTAATCTTGTTGGTTTACCATTTTTTTCTAATGGTCCTTTCATTCCAGCAAACCTAGCAGCGAAAGAAACTCGTCTGCCATCAGTACCAGATTTTTGTGGTCTTTTAAGATTGGATCCTTCAGTTCTATTATAGAATTTTCTTCCAGCCTCATTTAATCCACCAGATGGATTTTGATATTTTTTTGCTACCATTAGAAAATTACTCCACCTAAAATAAAAACAATAACCAAAGAGCTAATAAACCATTTATGTTCTTTTGCTTTTCGTTTCCATTCTCTTGGAGTATGTCCAAATATAATCATGACATTAATCCTTTTTTTCTTTTTTTTCTTGGAAACCCAGCTTTCATATCTGAATAAGCCTCTTTTGAAATTGTTGATTTAGATTTTGGTCTAGATGTCCCGGCTTTTTTACGAGCATTAATATTTTTATAAAGACTATTCTTCATTTACTTCCTCTTCATTTACTTCCTCTTCAACAACATCAAACTGATCGCTGTTAGGAGTATTGTTTGCAATCTCTTCTAAATCCATATCTCTATGTCGTGGATTACGAAAAAATTTTTGTGGCTCTCTATCAGCCATTATTAAGATCCTAATGTTGAATTGTCTCTTGGATTACGAATTGGACTGTAATCTTTACCAGTCTCAGCTCCAGGAGTTGGAAATAATCTTCCACCAACTAAACTAGCACCAATTCTTCTTCTAGGATTTCTTCTTCTTAAAACTCTAGAAATATCTTTTTTCGGAGCTGGATCACTTTCTTTAGAAACTTCTGCTGGTCTAGTGTCAGCTGTTCTCTTTTTTTTAGGAGCAACTACATCAGTTACAGTTTCAACTACATCACCTATTATTGGAACACCACCCATAATTATACCATCCTTTCATCTTCATAAGGGTTTCTCGAATATGATTGTACAGAAGATAAGTTTCCTCCCACCCCTAATTGTGGAATAGCTCTATCTTGAGAAAATAATAATCTTCCACCTTGTCTACGAGTTCTTGCTTTAGCAGCAATTTGTCTTTTTTCTTTTCTCTCTGCTGCCTCTGCTCTTGCCTCCCTTTCATCCAACAATTTATTTGTTGTATCTAATTCTTTAGGTGGCTCATATTTTGGTGCTTTAAATAAACTTCCCATTATTACCTCTCAAATATCCTACTATACATTATCATATCGTTTTTATCGAAAGTATATTTTTTTAATACACCTTCTCTTTTAAAATATATTCTTTCAATCCATTTTAATGCCCGAACATTTCGAGCACTAACTGTTACATGGATCCGATGTAAGTTAAGTTCATCAGCACACATCTCCATAAATTTTTTTGCACCTTTATGAAATTTCAATCTGTATTTAAAAATTAGTTTCATGTCTGGTATTAACCAAAGTTCAGCAACTCCTGGCCATTGTGGAGCTACACCAAAACAAACTATTGGTTTACCAGTTCCATCTATAACTGTGTAAGCATAACCAGACTTAGCTGCCCGGTCCAGGTATTGATAGTAATTAGGTATTTGATCTACATTCGCTTTATCTTCTGGATGTAGATCCATTAAAGTAAGTAAATAAGATTTAAATGGTAATACAGTTAAACTATCTTTAGGTCCGTTAATTCCAAAAATATTTTCAAGTGTCGATAGGTTCATAAGTTAATCTAAACCTTTTGGGAAAACATAATTGTTTTAATTTTTTTTCTGTACATTCTAACTCTACTTCTGTTTCTAATTTCATTTCGTTTGTTATCCAAACTTTTACTCTCCACTTTCTTTTAGTATCTTCGCTATTTGTTTCCATAAATTCCAATCCATTAATACACTAGGTTCTTTAAAATCTTCTACCATTATTAACAGATCTGCCGAGCCTTTCCATCTTGTTATAGTTGAAAAACCTTTTCCATCTTTTCTTGCTTTGACTTCACAATTTAATCCACCAAGTAATTGAACCCGAACATCATGAGGAAAATCTTGCAAGGCTCCAGACAATGGCTGCCTCCTCGCTTTTATACCCAGGTCCTCAAATAGTTTTACTATTTTTCTTTCTACTCTTGTACCTTTAATTTTAGATTTACTACTCATTAAAATATATCAAAATCCGTATTTGCGACTGATTGTCTAAACTTAGGATTATGTCCTCTAGTTAAAGCTCTGTGTTCTCCACCACCTAATAATAAATACATATAAGCATCACCGACATGGGAATGTTCATTTTTGTTTGGTTGATCTCTAAATCGTTCAGCTCCAGATACTTGTACTCTTTTAAAATGATAACCACCACTTAATGCTTTACGAAGTCTTTTACATCTTTTATCAATTAATAGACCAGGCTTACCTTCAATCAATCTATTCATTGGCATTGCACCAGCCTCTCGTCTAACTTTAAAATCATTCGTTGCAGTTGGTCTAGCAGTTAAGCCAATCGATCTTAAATGATCAAAGGCAGTTACTTCATAAATCTCATCTCTCTTTTGCCCGGCTGGATCTCCCCACACCAGGATATCAAATTTAGGATAACGACTTGCGAGTTCTGATTTTAACATTGTACCAAATCTTTCTAATCCCATATCAAAAGTTACAAGCTCATGAAGTATAACCCATCTTCCATTAGGAAGTCTTTGT